CTGAAATTGTCATACCTGCTGCTGGTAATGCACGTGTACCAATTGCATCTACAGCTGGGCGTGATCCAATAAGTGTATCTACTACTGTAGGTACGAATTGTGTTGGATTAAATGCTGGGTTAGTTGTGAATGAGTCATCGGCAGCAGTTAAATACTTTGCTACATCTGCTTCTGCTTTCATAACCCACTGTGCTGATTCGTGGTTACCTAATTTTGCTTTGATGCTGTGTTCCAGCATATGTGCTTGTGTTCTGATTGGTGAGCGTGGCTCTGTATAGAAGGATGCACTAATTGTAGGGCGTGCGGCTTCTACTGGAGCAGTCTCGACCACTGGTGTTGCTGTTGGCTCGGTGGTGTTTTCCACTATAGCCTCACTTTCCGTAGTTGGTTGATTTGTTGCATCCGCTTCGCCTTCGCTAGCGGCAACTTTAGTTACTTGCGCTTCTGTAAACGCTGGTGACTCAACTAGACTAACTTCTTTAAGTTGCGCCTTAGTTACATAAATATAATCTTTTTTCTGTGATGACTTAATTACATCTACACCGACAGACAAACCATCGATAAGCTGCTCACTTGCAAGCATTAACGCATCTGAGCCTTGCATACTGGCGCTGATTTTGAAACTAGCGTAAATACCATCTTCTGCCTCATTAAACTTCTGCATACGGCCAATAGGCTTATCGTTGCGATGTTGCATAAGCATCTTGATCTTGCCTGGATCGCCTACCTCTATTGACCCTTTAGCAAATACAACTTTGCCAGCACTAGTGTTGCCAGGCACTTCAAATGGCACAATTTTGCCTGCAATTACTCTGCGCTCGCCATCTGCGCTTTCAATCTGGCTACTGAACGTAAGTAACATCAGTGTCCTCATTTCCGTTAGGTGTCATTTGTTCCATTTCTTTAGCTTGCTCTACATCTATTAAACCTAGTGACAACATTTTTTCTATTGCTTCAAGGCGCTTCATTGTGTCAGCTCTCAAAAACGATTCTTCTAGCGCAAACTTAACTACGTGACCACGTGGGGTTATATCATCCATTGATAGGCGATCTTCTATAGCGCAAATGTAAGGTTGTAGCGAATATGCAACAAATTCTTTGCGGCCATCTAAAATGTTTTGATAAGTCATACTGTTATTCATATCTGCTGATATGTAATACGCTGGCACGTTCATAGCCCTAGCGATTTGCGTTGCTAAATACTGTTGTGCCTCTGAGTACATCATATCTTTAGGTGAATAGCCAACAGTTTCATAACTTAGTGTGCTAGTTAAGTATGCTGTTGCTTTATTTTGACGTGCTGATTTCCAAGCTGCTAATAATGCTTGTACTTGTGACTCTGGCATATCTGCACCAGTGTTTTTAATAAATCCTGTAGCCATTGGTGTTTGTGATGCCACTGCGCTGGCTTTTTCTAAATCTAATGCTGATTGTATTGTGCGACCTGCTGTTTGTAATACGCCTTGTGTTAATCCTTGAAATGTAACTAGAGATCCGACACCGACCATAGGCACTTTAGCGCCATCTACTGTGTAATATAAAACTTCTGTACCTAATTGATTTGTTTGTGCAACTACTCGATTATTAGCGATCCATTCAAATCTAGCAGGGCGTAGATCATCTGCATAAACTTCTGTAACTCTCCAAAAGGCTTGACCAAAAAATACAAGTGAGTCCACAGTCCAACTAATTGTTACTGATCGTGGTTGTCTAATATCTGGTTGCTCTAACCATAATGGCTTGCCTAATTTTTCGCCTGTAGATTTTTTGTACAACTCTAAAGGTAAATATCCAATTACACCTTTAATTAAATTTAAGCATCGATTAACTGCTGGCACTTGTGTTGCCAGTGTGCGATCCATTGGGCCGAATCCAAATGTGTTGTAACCAAATTGGAGACTGTTATCGCCCATAACGGCAGGGGCGTATTGCGCTTGGACAGTTTTATTATTGGTTATACCCAAAGCAGACAATAGACCCATATATATACTTTATACCATAAAACGGACTATTGGTGCAAATTAGACAAAGATTTGTGCAGTTTGTTGTGGCTTGGTTAATTGGCTAACCACCATAGCCAGGGATATTGCAGCTGTAACATCGCCTGCTGATTTACGTCTAATAATGCGCCAGCCAGCATCGTTGGTCTTAGCAGCGCAATTATTTAAGTGTTGTACTAGCTCTGCTTGCCCAGAATGAACTACTCGATTATTGGCTAGGCCATCTGCAAGGTCTGAACACGCCTGATAAAACGCCTGGCCCGATACATCCACCATACGCCAGCCACTTTGTTCAAGTCTTGTAGCAATAGTTTGCGTGGCGTACTTGTCATAACAGATTGTGTGTGGATGGTACTTACGTGCCCACTCATTTATATCACTAGACATCTTGATCTCATCTATCGCAATATCACTATGCCAGAGTTGTGCTAACCCGACTGCTATCTTGCCATCTTTGACTTGGCCCATAACGAGCGCCCCAGATCGCCTTGTAGGTGCAATATCAAACGCCATAATTGTTTGAGGGCCGACAGGTATTTCTAGGGTGCTGTCGCTGCACTGCTCGATTGACCCATACACCCAGGGGCTGACAGTGCTATCTACCCACATACAAAGCATTTCGGTCTTTGTAGCTTCTATACTGTTAGTGCTTACAGATTCTTCTAATGTTTGCTCAGTTATTAAATGCCCTAATGCAGGGTTTGCCATAGCCCAAGCTTTGCGATCATTTATTTTAGAATGCTGTGGTGCGCTGTACTCATAAAAACCTAAATTGTCAGGTGGATATGATAGGCAACGCTCTCTTAAATCGTTTAGCACTGTACTAAATCCATCACCAGCATTACTTGTCATTAGGGTCATCGCATTAGGCCTAGCACGTGTAACTGGCAGTGCAGCTGTAAACGATTCTTGTGTCCATTCACGCAACTCATCGATATACAGAAAATCTGCAGTCTTACCACGTGGTGCATCTCGTGTAGCTGCTGCAATTTCATACCTAGCGCCATTAAGTAAGCTGATAGATTCTTGACCATTAGCCAGGCGTATCTGTCTTACTTGATCTTTCAAGAATTGGTTGTCCTCAATTGTGTAAGCAACCTGCCTAAAGGTATCTAATGCCATATTGCGGTTAGAGGACATTCCCAGGACATTCTTAGAGCCCCATAAGAATAAATGTGACAAGATAAGCATTCTGGCCAAGTGAGTCTTGCCATTTTGACGTGCTACAAGTATTAGCGCTGTTTTCTTGCGCCAGGTATGAGCATCATCTACAGCTAGTAGATCATCTAGCACCCAGCGTTGCCAGGGTATTAACGGCAAGCCTATTTTCTCAGCTAGGTCTGCTACTTCTTGCGATTTTGTGCGACCTTTGAGTAAGGGCGTGTGGATTCTAGGCTCGGTACTGCCTATTAGCCCGACCCCTCGTTTGATCTGGCTTACTTCCGTATCATTTTGCATCGAAGTCAAGCGTATCAGGTTTATTAAATGGTGAATCTGGCACTGTACTGGTGGTCTCAGGGAGAGAAGGTTTGAAAAAGACAGGGGGGGTCGCCTTGCTGCTAAAAAAACGCCCACCTTTACGGCTATTACAGCTCTTACATAGCGCTTGCAAGTTATCAGGTGACCACATATCACCACCCTTAACACGTGGCACAATGTGATCGACAGTATGGGCAGGCCTGTTGCACAGGGCACATTGCCAACCATCTCTGTCAAGTATGGTAATGCGCAGCTTTGCCCACTTGCCACTACCTAATGCTTTATCTCTCAATGCCAGCCTTTACGCTTAAAGTGATCTAATGCTTTACACATAGACCCATATCTATTATTAATGTACTTAATACCCCAGTCTATCTGTTTTACACCATTGACAGTAGCCAACCACTTAGACCTACCTTGCGGTATACCCACGTGTGAGCCATTACGTGCTTTAGGATCCCACCTACTATTTTCTTTAGAGTAGAGATCTATTAGGCAATAAGCTTCTTCAAAGTCATTTAATTGTATGAGTATGTATTGTTTGTAATGAATAGGTTTGTAGTTATCAACTGCAACGGAATTAGTCTTTACAAAGCAAAGATTAACTATGAATAGAGCGATCCCAACTAGCCAGCACCTTGCGAGCTTTCCCTGTCGGGCTCGCCTTGTGGCTTTGTGAGCCACTGCTACACTAGAGCCTAGCATCATATGTCAAACTCCTTTATACGTAGATGATTAAACTGTCTCACTATATGAGATGTGAGATGTGTCACACAATAACTGTAAAGCGTAATAAGCCTGTTGTGGGACAACACCATTACCAAGCATTTTTAATTGTTGCGAACGAGACAAATCTAAATCTGTAACCCAACCTTCGGGTAATCCCATCATATATTCGACAAACTTGGCGTTTAATTTTCCATCGACCAATGTATGCGGTATGGTCTGCAAAGACATTTCACGTCGTGAAACAAATCTGCCCCCCAATTCCTGCATTTGCCCGTTGTATGACTTATGTTGGTTGTCGGTGTCGCAATTAGTCTTACAGCTACACCCGTGCTCGCACCTGGTTTGCCCAATGTTTTGCCCTCGTTGAAATCTTGCACCCTTTGTTTGTATTTCTCGATCGGCTCGTCGTGATTCCTCACATGCATCGCTGTTGGCGTCGGCAACAAAGCCATTGGTAATGTCATTTGTTTCGTACCTGGTCCTTTGTAATCCCGAGCTGCTGGGGTAGGCAATAATGAATAATCTTGCTCTTTGGTGTGGCGCACCGACATCACTAGCTCGAACAATTCGCCATTTTGCATCATACCCATTTTTGGCAAGGTCGCTGAGAACTTCCTTGAATCCGAGACTGAGATGCCCTCGCACATTTTCCAAGACAACGATGCTCGGTCTAAGTAGGCTAATTGCTTTAGATATGTATGGCCATATATGTCTTTCGTCATTTTCACCTTTTCTTTGTCCTGCATGACTAAATGGTTGGCAAGGATAACCTGCGGTTAATATATCTATAGGCTCAACGCTAACCCAATCAATTTGTTTAATATCACCCAAGTTAGGTTTATTAAATCTCTGCTCAATAAGTTTAGATGCGTATTTGTCTATTTCTGCGCACCAAATCATTTCAGCATTAAAGTAAGATTCAACAGCCATATCAAGGCCACCATATCCAGTGCACAATGACCCTATTTTCATTTCTGCCCACCCCAGCCACCACCCTTGAAGATAAGCCCAGGTGCGCTATAGATTCTGTTCATTTGTAAGTGACAACGTGGGCAACTCATAGGCGCACTGTCATCATCGTATGATCTATGCACTGATCCATAGGTGCCGCATTCATTACAGCTGTATTCGTATGTAGGCATTACTTTGCTCCAATCAGTTGACAAGTGTGGCAGACCACGGCTTCAAACTTCCAACCACCACACTTATCACATCTGCATATCTCTGAATCAGGTATATGCAAAGCCTCTACTACATTTTTAACGCCAACGCAACCACAATCCATACACTGATAAGCCTTAAATCCCTTTGGCGTATCCAACTCATCTAGCCATAGAAACTCGGTATCACGTTTACATCCATTACATTTAAATCGTGGGTGCATTATGATAAACTTCTTATTGCCTACAGTGACACTGAGTGCAAACCAAGAAATTACCAGAATGTATTAGCCTGTCATCATTACAAGCTACACATAGGTCAATCGATGGCGTGAGGGTTCGCTTATCATCTTCTAAACGTAGAGTGAACCCATCACGTATAATTTCAACATATCCCATTTACTCACCTCCCTCGCTATCACTAGGGAAGAACCAAGATCCAGCAGCTGTAAGTTTTGCCCATCTAGCTTCGCACTGGTCAGGCTTTGCAGCACTGCAGACAAATCCGTAATAACTCTTGCCAGTCTTTGCCACACCTTCTTTGAGTATCATCTCGCCGTGTTTGCATTCTTGTGCTTTAGGATTAACTGGTATGGCTTCTATTGCATCACCAACACTCCATACAGTTGGTTTGTCTTCTGCAAAACTAGCACGCAACACATTCTCTACAGCTCTCGCCCTAGATCCTGGTGGTGAGTAACTTGCAACCTTTGTCATTTCCTCTCGGCTAGCCCTTTTGCCCTTAGCTGCATAACCTGCATTTGCAAGCGCTCTGCCGATCGCTGAAGTCTCAGCATTCTCCAGTGCAGAAGTTGAATTGACACCCCGATCACTAATGCTTTCACTAGCAAGGCCAGTCGCCCACGCTTGGGGGTCGGCTTCCGTCTTAAATAGTTGAGCACTAACAATGTATCTAGTGTCTGTGGCCTGCTCGATCTTTGTAGATAATCTTCCATCTGGATACTCCTTCCAAAACTTCTCTAGTCGGCTCTCGACTGTTTCATAATCTGCTAAGTTAAATGCCATTAGTCATTCCCCCAGGTAAAATTGACGTCGGCTTCTGCATCAAGGACTGTCTGGTATATCGAAATGTAAGCAAGTGCGTCGATGATCGAGTCACTGTGACCTGGAGATTCAGTAAGCCTAGAAACCTTGACGAGCGCCATACATAATGCGACTTGACTAGGCGTAACTGGATGGTCGAGGTATGCCGACCACAGTTCACTGATCCTTTTATGGTTTGTGTAAGGGTGACCATAGACCGATCCCCTTGTATGCACCAGGTCGACAACATCAGCTAGCAGCTTCTCAGTTTTTGTCATAGTCAAATACCTCATCTGACTTTATTTTGTTTTGGATCATCCTGCGGTGCATATCCCAGCCATCTTTACGGCCTCGCCAATAATGGGTTTGCTTTAGATCATCAATGCGTGTTACCAATAATAACCACGCCATACTCAGCCCTATAAATAAATATATTGCTAGTTCTAGTGTCATTTTGTAGCCCAATCTATGCGCACATACTTTGTGGCACAGGCATAGTGTTGCACCTGTGTACGACTTTGTGGATAGTTTAAGGGTGTTTTTGTATAACGATTAGATAACGTTAATATCTTCGAGGTCATCGATATGGTCGTCGATGGTGCGGTCGGCGTACTCTGTATTAAGCCCCATAGTGTTTGCCTAATGCTGTAAATGAGCCATCCTTGTTTATTGGCACCAGGGTTGGTGTCAGGGTCTTACCTATGGCTTCTAGTATAGCAATACCCATCTGCCAATTAGCGCTTCCATAGCGTAAATAAGAGGCTTTTTTCCTATCCATAAGATTACCTACCTCAACCCCATATAAGGCCCTGTAATGGCTTCCTACGCCCTCTGCATAGGCACTCATACCTAGTCTGTGGGTGTGGCCACACAATACAGATTTACCCCATTTTTTAGCCAGGTTGAGAGCTGTGATACCTGCGTGCTGAGACATATTGCCTTCATCTCCGTGAGCTAACATCCAGCCTGGGTGAAACTCATAGGCGGTCTTGTGGTACTCCATACCCATATCCTTAAAACCCATAAAGGCTGGGTACTGTAGTTCGGGTAGGCTGATTAAGCCAGGGACTTTTAGTAAAGTGTTATAAAGGCGATCAGTATGATTACTGCGGATAATATGACACTCTCGGCTGTACTCACTGAGATCCCACAATATCGACTTAGTAAGTTCCCGATCATCGTGAATGGTTTGCCGATAAGCCAAAGGTGTGCCCTCAGCCCACTTGCTAATTGTATTAAAATCAATTTCATCCCCGACCACCAATACTGAATCAAACTTCTCCCGCCTTGCTAACTTGATAACATTCTTTACAGCTGCCTCGTGATGGAATGGTACCTGCAGATCGCTGATTACCAGGTAGCGCTTAATCTTCTTCCTCGTCTGGAGTAGGGATGCGTGGGATAATTCCATCATCGCCGACTACCCAGTCTGGCATTGACTCTGGACTATCCATTAGATATAGGGCTACAGACTCGCTAAAACCTGCTTTGCGTGCAGCTTTAAACATCTCGTGTTTAGCAATATAAAACACCTCTAACTTAGATAATGGGTCAGGTGTTCTACGCACCCTGCGCCGATTTATCTTCTTACGTTTACGAGTAGTAGACATAATTAAATTATCGCTTACTGATTAAAACAAAGAGATCATCGACACGCTGTTCGAGTCTTGTTATCTGATCCTTCATACTAGATCCACCATTAGGGCGCAACTCATTAAGCCAGCCTCTAACTAAAAAACGTAATCCTATTAGCACGCCTGATAGCACGCTTATAACGCCAGCGCCAAAGCCAGCCCACTCTCCAGGACTCATTTTTCATTAGCACCGATGCCATAGGCAATATCGGATTTATCTAAAGCCCTAGCTGCTGGCCCTGCGAGTGCTGCAATTACTACAGACAGCGCTGGGTCTAAACCTAATTCATTACTTGCTAAGAATGTTAAGAATGATACCAATACGCCACGTGCGTATGACTTTAGTATCGCCTTCTGTTTTTTGCTTATCTTCATATCTTGCCCCCTATTAGTGGTATATCGAACGGCCTTGCATCTGTGTCGCCTAACTTTGTGAAGCTAATGTGTATGTGTCGCTTGTGTGGATTAATGCCTTTGTACTTACGCCATTTCCAATTTAATATCTTTGAGCATATTCTCCCGTTATAGATGACGTATGATAAGCGTGGATCCGATTTGGCTGCGATTCTGATCTGGTCAGCCAGATAAGGTGCGAGGCTGTCGGATGACTCCAACCGAGCATTAAGATCAAGACCTCTGACCCACCCGTGTTCGTCTGGATTATGATCCGATTTTCTGGCGGAGTGACGACTATCGCCCAGCCATCCTTCTGGACTCTTAGTACACCTATCTGGAAACCACGTATCAACTTGATCTCTTAACTGCACACCAGCTGCACATAGTTTAGGTTTCATTACAAACCTAGAGCTTTTAAATCCTCAGTAGTTAATCCAAGTGCTTCGAGTTTAGATTCGGCTCCTGCTTTGGCTGCTGCTTTGGCTGCATCCTGCTCTGCTTTCCAAGCATCATATTGAGCAAAGCCATCTGTAAATTGTTTTTTAGTTATTGGCTCACACTCTAAAAACTTAATGCTTTCATAATCATCGCCTACAATATACCAACCGCCATTAGGAATTAACATTGATAAAACATCTCCACCATTAGCCATAATTATGCTCCTATTTCCATTAAAGTAATCCTAGATGGGTAGCCTACGTTAACACTTACTTTGGCTGCGGCTGCATTATTTCTAAATTGTGTTTTGTAAGTTATTGCGGATGTTGTGTTTGGCGCATCTAATTTCATAAGTGTAAGTTCGCCGTACAAAATTAATGATGTAGCAGTGTAAAATCCTGAAACATCATCAATACTTGTTGAATCTCTCATAAGTCGCACAATTAAACCACTCTCAATATCTCCTGCGTCTTTATAGCCGTGTTGTTTAACAATAACTAAAATTTTGCTACTGGCTGAAGATGGAGTAATGTTTGCTGTTACATTTGTATCCTGAAAAGTAGTTGTGGAATTATCAACTTGAGTTGAATAAGAGCCTTCAACAACCTGTAACACTTTGCCACCACCAGCAGGTGCAGCCCAAGTAGGAACACCACCAGCAACAGTTAATACTTGACCTGTAGTACCAATTCCAAGTCTGGCTGGTGTTGATCCGCTTGATGAATAAATAGTGTCGCCCGTAGTAGTCATTGGGTTAGTCATACCTGTTGTATCTAGGTTTGCCCAAGCACTGCCTGTGTAATAAGTGGTTACGTTTGTATCTTTAAGATATGCAAAGTTACCTTCTTGCGGTGATGTTACAGCTGCATCTCTAGCAGCAGCACTGGCAAACACCCAAACACCCTGCATTAAGTAGCCATCAACATCGGCTGCGGTTAATACCTCGCCTGTCGTAAAGTCCTTAAATCCTAATCCTGCTGCCATTGTCTCTCCTTAGTAACTGAGCACATTATAGTCTAAAGTGCCATAGATATTGTTATCTAAAATTAGGGCGTCGATTACTGGCTCCAGCGTAGTAAAGATGACCCTAAAACTGTTTGGGGTAATGACGTTTTGCACGCCAAATATCTGCAAAGTCTTGTCCAGGGTAGAGCCACCTGGTTGGGTAGTGACCACTCGAATTGGATCAAAGAAATCTAGGTCTAGGGCTGCAATAATGCCTGCATTGTAGTTAGGTGTATACAAGTCTAATTCTATGGAATCGCATCGCACGCTGGTCTCAGCACGGCTGGCTGTATAAGCCTGAGCATAATCTAGAGCTACGGCATCGGTTTGCATTAGCAAGTCTTGTATCTGAAAACTATGTATAAAGTATTTGTCTATTGAGGCTTGGTTAATAGCAGTCTGTGGCGTGCCACCTGTCCTGGTAACAGTAGATGAGTTGAATACGAGTGTGTCATCTAGTTTCCAATTAGCATTAGCATAAGCAATACCTGTGCCATTATCATTAAAGGTAGTTACTGTGCCACCTATTGATCCAGCAGTTACAGCTCTATCTTGAAATACAAACTCACCATCTGCGTTTACATAAAGTGCGCCATATTCTGAACTAGCCACAGTTTGCATAGCCCCTAGTGAGGTGCGTAATGTGCCTGGATCATTTTGCAGTGTAGTTAAACCTGCATCAATATCCCGCATTGTTGCTGGCCAGTCAATTTGATCTAATATCTGATTTATACGTGTGCCTGATAGGTCACCAGCACTAGCACCTGCCACAGTAGTTATCTGGGCATTGTTGGCTAACCTTGAAGCATCTACAGCTTGTATGGTTGTGTAAGCCACTTCTGTAGCATCTTTAGGCTGGGTATTAACATAGCTTGTGATAAAGCCAGAAAATATAGGGTATGTAGTAGCACCATAGGTTGCAGTGATCTGCACCTTTTTCATAGGCGTTAGATCTGGAGCGTAGGGGCTTAATGGATTAGTTGGGTTAAAATCGCCATTTTGATCTACTATGCGCAGTGTTAATTGGCCTGTCTGAAATTGGTCAAATAAAGGATTACGGCCTCTTGTAGTTTGTATAAAATTGATTTGATTTGACACGTCAACAATAATGGCTGCTGAGTCTTCTAATATGTTTACGTCTAATATACCAGTATCTAATATCATAGCCTGAGCAAAAGCTGGCCCAGTGCTAAAATTTATGTAAGCGTTAACTACTGGGACTGTCATTGTAATAATATGACGGAGCCACGAGGCACTACGCCATTACCTAATTTAATTACATTACCTACAGCATCTTGGATATAACGCTCTAAATCTTGCTCACTACTTAATACTGCGCCAGTATTTACAGTGGTATTAATTACTGTTGGTGCTGCTGCTGCGGCAGCTGTAGTTGCACTAGATGGCATACCACTACTTGGCACTGCATATGGACCTATACCTGCTGCAAAATCATCGGCCATTTTTTGTAATCTTGCAGACATACCAGCCAAAGCCGCTGCCCCGCTTGCAGTATTACCCATAGCGATTGATTGTTCATAGAGATTCTTAAAGATTTGATCGTACTTGCTAGGCAAAGTATTAAGGGCGTTAGCAGCATTGTTAGCGCTATCGGCCAACAAATCCGCAGCTGACTTGGCGTTTAATTCTGCATTGTATTTCTTAGCCAGGGCTTCGTTATTATCCAATATGGCTATTTTAGACTGTATGCGTAGTTTAGTCTCAGCATCAGTAGCTTCGCCCAATGCCTTCATTAAGCCTATGCGCTCAAGATCAAATTGCTCGGCTAGTTTATCCACCTCAGTTTGCTTCTTATTTTTTGCATCTAATAAGGCTAATTCTCTTTTTTTCTGCTCTGCTAATTTATTTTCTAAACGTAATTGTTGGCCAAATATCCGAGCCGATGCACGGCCTTGTGCATTGTCTGGTGCGTTTGCGCTTCTGGCGTTACCTGCAATACTGACAGCTCTTTGCAAGGCTAATCCGCCTGGCTGTAAACGTATTAATAAATCACCTAAACCGCCAGAAGTTACTTTTCTAGCCAAACCATCTAACTTGCTTATTAATAAACCTACGCCATAAATTGCATCACTTGTTGATTTGGCAAAGGTGTCCATTTGATCGGCAGCATCTTTTATACTTCTATCTTTGCCTAATAAACTTATAGCATCTAATAAACCTTTGCCAATTTCTTCTTTAGCATCTTCCGTGGCAACTCTAAGTAAATCCATTTTGCCTGCATAGGTAGTTAATCTAGCCTGTGCTTGGCCAGCAAATTTTCTGTTTAACTCACCTAAAATTTTATCCATATCACCAGTTTTTAAGGTGGCTTTGCTAAGGCCTGCACCTAGCCTAGTTAATCCTGTTGTGTTGCCTGAAAATCCACGTGTTAATGCTGCGCTCACCTCTGTTAAAGATCGACCAGTAGCAGCACTTACATTTAATGCAGTATTTAACGCTTCTTGGCTCTTAGTAATTGATCCTGTAGCTGTAAGTAATTGCTGGAATGCTGGGCGCAGTTGGTCATCTAATACGCCAGTAACTTTTTGTAAATTGGCTATGTAATCCTCAACTGCTGGTGCGCTAAATGCAAAGCCAGTATTACGTAATTGCACTTCTAGGGCTTTGGCTGCCTTCTCATCGGCTGCAAAGGCTTGTACTGCTCGCTTGCTGAATTGGAATAGTTGTTGAGCACCAAAGACGCCAGCAAAGGTTTTGCCTAGCTTATTTACTTGCTTATCAAAGGCTGATATTTCCTTCTTGCCTTTATTAAGTGCTTTACCATTCCAAGTGGCTATTGCCGAGACTACTACGTTGGCCATTATGCTGCCTTCTTGATATCTGTTGACTTGTTAAATTTAATAGCTGTGGCGTTGATTGCTCCTAGTATTGATTGATAAATCTTGCCACTATCTTGCGCCCAGGCCTTATAGATTAAACGGCCTTTGCTCTTGCGGCCACCACCACGTACGCCTTTAATCTTTGGCTGTGAAGTTAATCCTGGTAATGCAGTGACAAATTGATACCCAGCAAATGGGTTATTGGATGCGTACTCTTTAGTAGATTTATTGTAAGTGTACTCACGTGCTCTGACTTTACCTTCGAATCCTTGCACTTTGCCAAAGGTTGTGCCAGGTAGGCTTGGATCGATTTGCTGAAATGGCGCTCTACCTTGTGGGTTTTTACGGCCAGCGGTTTCATATATGCGACCTGGTGCGCTTACGTTGTAAACATAATTGCTAACCTTAAATCCATTTTTAAATGTGCGATTATCGCCAGCGTTATATCCAATACCAGCCTTAACTGTGCCAGCATCATATTTAGGGAATGGGCGGTAGTTAATGTTCGGATTAGGCTCTTTAGTCCAGCCAGATAACACCTCGGAGTTACTAGGCACAAATCCTCTAGCCTTAATAGCCACACTGCGCATTAAAGGATCAATAGCAGTTTTAATGCGATCTTGTAAATCTTTATCAATAAACTTTAGGCCTGAAAGGACATCCTTAACGCCTACGACTTCTGCTGGCATTTCGAATCTCCTTAGCTCTATCGGTTAGCACTTGTATAATTGCGCTATACATTTCGCTATCCATATCAATAAATTCTCTAGGCGGTATCCCAGTCTCTACGCTCAACTGTGCGATGCTGTAAAGGATTGAATCCCGCTGGATTATTTTTTTTCGTCGTCTAGTACCTCGACAGTTTCTAGGCTGTCAATAAACTCAATTCCCCACAAAGGTATCTGAGCACCAGCCCTGCGTAAGCATTCATAAGCAAGCCAAAAAATCTCTGTTTGCCTTTCGTGCTCACGCAAGACTTTGCTAATACCTGATCCATACTTCAGTTCGAAAGCGTACTCGACACCTGGTGTTATCTTGTGCTCTGATACTTCACCATTAGCCCTTGTTATCTTTAGCTTTGCCATTACTACTCCTTAGTTAGAATGCCACCGATGGGGACACTGTTATTGCGGAGTTTACTGTAAATGTGATAGATGAGGTAGCAACCTCGGCTACTCCACCTTGACCGATTGGGGTCAAGTTGTTTACAAGTACAGAGAATTGGTAAGTTGGGTTTTCGGCTGATACGGCAGTGCCTTTAACGGTAATTACTGATACTGCTAAGGTTTTGCCAAATGCTGCGCTAAGTGTTGCATTTACTTGGGATGCTGCCCAGTCATTAATAAAGTCAATAGTGAATGTGCCTGATTGTAGACCAGCAACAAACTTGTGTGCTGTGTCACCCATAGCGGTTACTTCTAACTCATCCACGATCTGATTGATTACGGCATTAGTCACGTATGAGCTAATGTCGATGGATGGTGTGGTTGGCGCAGCATTGGTAGCCAACTTAACACCTACGTTATTGTTTAAATAAATTGCCATACTTTATTCCTCGTCTTTCTTAGTTTGTGCAGTTGGTTTTGGTGCGCTTGCTAATTGGCCTGTCTTTTTCAAGAAGGCTAAGTCTTCTTCGTGTGTGCTCATTTTAACTCCAGCTCGTTAGGATTGATACTGTTATTTCTGATGTTAATAAATCTCCACTAGCTGCGTTAGTTATAGCTGGAGCGGAGACACTTGATATATTGTAAACCAGGGTAGATGCCGCTAGTTTAGTTACTACTGCCACAATAAAATCTTCTATACCTTTTAGGTTGCCTTGATTGTCAAATGCAGGCGTGGTTATTAAAATCTTAAAATTAGCCAGAGGTGCTATACCTGTTTGGCTATTATTGTTTGGCTCTATGTAAGGATCGCTAGGTGTTACCACTACGCTGTTAGCCAATAAAGTTGCAGGTGGGAATGCAAAGGTTGACCATACGCCATTGTTTGTTAAAGCGGTTGCTAGTGTTGTCCGCAGTGTGGTTATCGCTGCCATTAGCCGACCAATGATGCTGGAGCTGCATACGGCTGGATGAGACCTCTGACCCTGTTTATGAGTTGGAAACCCATTTTGTAAGGACTTGCAGATATCCCATCCATACCGACCCCACCAGTCTGGCTCACTTGACGTGCCTGCCAGATATCAACGGCAATAATCATCGCCGCTTCCCGAATAGCGGGGGTTTGCGCATAATCGAC